CTTCATACTTACTTTCAAGAAAATATGATGCCATGGGATGGCATGGAAGCGCACTTTGCGAATATGGAAATCTTCGACCATATGAACAAAGAAAGCCTTCGTGCGTCCAAGGCACTCGCCGGTATTTTCGGTGAGCCTGAATGGTGTGTGGGACTGGGTTATCGTAATACCCACCGTCTAGCCATCGCTCCTACCAAGAGCACCGCGCTACTTATGGGCGGCGTTAGCGAGGGCATCAACCCTGACCCCGCTATGAGCTTCACACAGCTGACTTCAGCGGGTGAGGTAGAGCGTGTCAACCCAGCGTTGCTTAAGCTGATGAAAGAACGAGGACATCACAATAAGAAGACCCTGAAGCTCCTGAAGGAACGTTTGGGTTCTGTCCAAAGTTTCGACTGGCTAACAGACCACGAGAAGTTGGTGTTCCGTACCGCCTTCGAGATTCCACAAGAAGCCATTATTCGTATGGCCTCTACGCGAGCGCAGTATCTGGATCAATGGCAATCACTGAACCTGTTCTTTGCAGCCGACGCTGACCCAAAGTACATCGCTCGTGTTCATAAGCTGGCTTTTGAGGACGAACGTATCCTAGCTTTGTATTACATCTACACGATGGCCGGAGTACAAGGTGCTACGGAAGGTGAATGCTTGGCTTGCCAATAAAACTGTTTTCCTATAAGTAAAGAGACCTTCGGGTCTCTTTTTACTTTTTGGGAGAATATATGGCTACGATGCTGTTCGAGTGCTCAGACTGCGGTGCTGAGGGTAAGATTACTATCCGCAATGATGAATTTAAGAAACATGATATAACTGCTTGCCCGGTCTGTGCGGCGGATATTAGCCAACCAGAAGACGATATCGATGAGTTGGATTGATACGTTCGGTAATGAGATTGAAACCATCCCTGAAGAGTACATTGGATTCGTCTACCTGATCACCAACAATCTGGACGGTAGACAATATATTGGTAAGAAGCTGGCTAAGTTTAGCAAGACTAAAACTATCAAAGGAAAGAAGAAGCGCTTCAAGGTTGATTCTGACTGGAAAGACTATTGGGGCTCCTCTGAACTCCTACAAGCGGACATTGAAAAGCTTGGTGTGGAAAACTTCACTCGGCAGATCATACACTTCTGTAAGAATAAGGGAACCATGGGCTATCTGGAAGCCCGTGAACAAATGGACAGACGGGTGCTGGAGCTACCAGATGTCTACTACAACCGTCAAATCATGCTCCGCTGTCATACTAAGCACGTGAAGCTGCTCTAAGCGAGCGTTTAAAATAGAGGGTGTAGGACCTTAGCACAAAGGTTAGTGCGCTCGACTCATAATCGAGACGATCAGAGTTCGAGTCTCTGAGGTCCTACCATTTATATTATGGACTGTGTGAATCAACCCTTTATCATCTTGATTATGCAAATTCCCGTCCTGCTTCGATCAACCAAAGTTGCTGCACCTATTCCGGTTCGTCAATTTCAGCAAAAGCCTAAACGGCAAATCCCCGCACTCTTTAAACCAGTTCGTTGAAAACTTCTTTTACATTGGACCAACGCACCCGTATAATTGAGGTAAGGTAAACAAGGATCAAATATGGCTAGAATGTCTCCAGAAGAAAAACGGATTCACGCTAAGAACGCGATTAAGGGCCAAGCGGAACCGAATCTCAACATGCTTACGTATGATGAGGACATTCTGGCTTACATGAACTATCACTCTACCTGTTCGAGTGATACCGATCGCCGCCGCTGGGTTGCCCATGGTCTTGTGGCCATGGAACGTCGTGACGACATCCAGTGGTTCGAAGACTCAACCGACTTTGAACTGTCGCAGATCGGACCCTTGATGTGGGCCCGTGACCGCGATATGTATCTGTCGAATAAACACCTGACGTTCATCGATACTGAAGTCAATCGCCTCGTCGCAAAGTATAAGGCGAAGGCTGAGAAGCCAGTAGTCGAGGAAAAGAAGGGTCCGACTGCTGAGGAAAAGGCTGCCGCAATGGCCCGCCACCTCTACGGTGAAGTAATCCAAGGTGTGGTTGACGAAGCCTTCGAGGCCAGAGCGCCCATTGCCTTTGATATGAAATCCTGGCTTATTTCCAACAACGTTTCCCGACCTGTGGCTGAGCTAATTGGCGAAAAGTTGGTCCCGACGGTTCTGGAAGTTAAGGAAGCCGTTGACGGCGAGGACGAGCAGCTTAACGAAAGCTATTCAAACTGGAAGAAGACTGACCTGAAAAAGCTCCTAGCGTACTTCCAAGGGCTGATCTCCGCCATCATGGAACACGGTCAAGTCGTTAAGGCGATGCGTAAGCCTCGCGTATCCAAGAAGCCCAAGGCTTCACCGGTGGCGAAGCTCAAGTACCTCGAGACCTTCATGGAGCTGAATATGCGCTCGGTTAATCCCGAGACTATTCTGGGTGCTGATGAGTTCTACGCCTATCGAACTAACCGTCGATTCATCTACTACAAGGCCAAGGAAGGCGAAACCCTCCAGATCACCGGTCAGACTATCTCTGGCTATGACGAGGAGAAGTCCGGTGCCAAAACCGTGCGTAAGCCCGAGGTCTTCTTCAAGAACTTCAATACTGGCAAGGTATCCATGCGCCAAGCCTTCCAAAGTATTACCTCGTCAATGGGTAGCGCTCCGCCGCGTATCCAAGATGACATGATTCTATTGAAAGCATTCTCGTGAGTCCGAGCGCCAGAGCTATCTACAGATTCGTCGACGACTTTGGCCTTGAGATCATTCCGGGCTATATGGAACACGACACCTACATGGCTCGCTATTACTATTTTCGTGGACATTTATGACTGAACAATTCACCCAACCGGTGCCTCCCGAGCAGCCGGACCTTGAGCGCGACAAGATGATTCGGCACGCTCAGTACCTTATCGATCAAGGCTTCATCAAGGGTGTATCTTTGGACAAATTGATTAAGCAACTCGAAGAGTCCAAGAAGCCAAAGAGCGAAAGTAAACCAATTAACATTCCCCAAGCTGGTAAAATGGACACCTTTGGGGATCTTGAGGATTTCATGTGATTCTGACCGACTTCTCCCAACTCGTTATTGCCAACATCGTCCAGTTCCCCGAAGACTTCAAGAAGGGTAACACCGATCCGACCAAGGCGATCAATCTAGTGCGTCATAGTACCCTGGCTACACTGCTGAGCTACAAGCGCCAGTACGGCCGTGAATACGGTCAGATGGTGATTGCCACTGATGGTAACAACTACTGGCGCCGTCAAGAGTTCGAGTATTACAAGTGGTCCCGCAAGAACATGCGTAAGGATTCTAACCTTGATTGGAAGGTAATCCATGAGGTTACGAACCAGTTCAAGGAAGAGTTCATGGCTATCTTCCCCTATCCAGTCATCCAGGTTCCGGAAGCTGAGGCCGACGACATCATTGCAACGCTCTGTGCATACACTCAAGAACATGAGATGACAGAGATGATGCTAATGACCGAACCCCAAGACGTTCTCATTCTATCTTCGGACGGCGACTTCAAGCAACTCCACAAGTACAGGAACGTGCGTCAGTGGAGCCCTCTGCTGAAGAAGTTTGTTACTGCTTCGAAGGACGGTATCGCATACGACCTGATGGAGAAGATTGTCAAGGGCGACGGTGGTGACGGCGTACCGAATATCTACTCTCCAGATAACCACTACACGCTGAACGACGGCAACCCGCCTCGACAGAAATCAGTGATGGCGGCGCGGTTGGCTGACTTTGTGATTCGTGGTCGCGATGCTTGCGCCAACGATACAGAACGAAGGAACTTCGACCGCAACCAAAAGATGGTGGCCTTGACTGAAATTCCTGAACGAGTAAGTGACGCAATTATTGCTGACTATCTATCAAAGAAGGGTCGTAAAGCTGATCAGCGTCTGATCCTAGATTATTTCAACAAGAACCGCCTGCGACAGCTGGTGGACAACATTCAAGAGTTCTGATGACAAAATTCGTAATTGAGATTCTCAAGGGAATCAACGAGAAACCTGAAACCATCGTCAATCACGCGGCCAACGTCGCGCTGAAGATGTGTTTGTACTATGCATTCGATGTCCGCAATAAGTGGCTTCTCCCGGAAGGCGAACCACCGTATAAGCAGGACGCAGCTCCTATTGGTATGAGTCCCGCCAACTTTCAGATGGAAACCAAGCGCTTCTATCTGTTTGCCCGTCAGGACCTAAACGCGACAAGGCGCGAGGCATTGTTCATTCAAATCCTTGAAGGCGTCCACCCTAGCGAG